AGAATGACCCCAGATTGATTTTTATTTATAAGGTATATATTTCCTTACCTTAATAATTAAAATTAAATCTGGGACAATCTGGATAACTTCTGGATTATAACAAGCCTTTACGTTCAAGCCAGTCCTCAAGGTCAGCCAAGTACAGAATCAATTCCTGAATACGATTGTTCGGAATAGATACTTCACCATAGTCATCAACTTCAGTGAATCTCTTATCAGGTACCGGAATGGTTGTGCCTTTACCAATCTTATTTGCATAAGAACGAAGTACGTATGTAATCACACAAAATACAACCGGTAAGAACAGCTCACCACCTACACCAAGATAACCTCTTGTTGCACATACATTCTGACCAATGATATACATCAGATACGGAAGAATGAAATTCAAAATCCAAGCAAAGTTTCTAAGGTTGCTTGTAATGAAATAATCAACAGCTCGTACAACATCAACGATGATTGCACCCATAATACTAAAGAATCTCTTCATATTTATTCCTCCAATCGCTTTCTAAGCATTTCTTTGTAGTAGTTCATTTTTATATTTATCTTTTCTTCAAGACGTCTTTGAAAACCAGCAGCACTGCATCTATCGCAATGTGTGTCCTCATTTATGAAGAAGCTGTGATGCATCTCTTTACAGCACTGACAATGCTGAGACATTACATCGTTTTCTCCGTCCTGAACTGCAAACAAATGTATCGTAATAGTTGGAAATTCGCCTTTGTCCTCTTTAATGAATTGCACTTGAACGTTCACAAATTCAGCTTTACTTAATACATTCGTTGAATACCATTTCACAGCCGACATGTATGCCGATTTCATTGTATCGGCTGTGAATGATTTCTTGTAAAACTCTCTTGAGTACTTAATCATAGTCAACACCTTCCTTTGCTTTGAGTGATTCCTCTTTAGCCAGCTTATCAACCAGCTCATTGAAGGTGTTGCCGGCATGACCTTTAATCTTTATGATTTTTATGTAAATACCAAGAGACCTTGTTCTGTTTCTAAGGAATGCAAGTTCCTCCCACAAATCTCTGTTCTTCACATCATCGTTTTTAGTTGTCTTCCAATTGTTTTGCTGCCATTTATCAATCCAGCCATTATTGATTGAGTTAACAACATAAGCACTGTCAGAATACAACTCATATTCGGCATCACTTAGATTCTTACTCAGCACCTTCTTAAATGCTTCAATTACAGCTTTAAGCTCCATACGATTGTTTGTGGTTATCTTTTCATTACCACTAATCGTTGAACATTTACTTGCTGTATTGAAGACTGCAGCCCATCCACCTGGGCCAGGATTTTCTGAGCAAGCACCATCAGTAAAAATCCTTACTTTCAATGGCTCTTCCCCCTTAACTCCAACCTTCATCATCTTCAGCTTCAGCCATTTTAGCATCAGCTTTCTTTGCAAGTCGTTCTCTTTCCTTTTCCTCTTTAGTAGTTGTTCTTACCGGTATTTTGCCAGACTTTACTTCTGAATACATTTTAATTGCAAGCTTAGCAAACACTTCATACAAACACATACCATAGACTGTTCCCAACCATTCATGCTCAGTTGTTGTTTTTATACCAATAGAGTAAATACCAAGAATCGGTTCGAAATACGACATCGTCATCCATTGCGGTGTGATTTCATATTTTTGAACCAACACACGAATGAGCTTTTCAATTGCTTCAATGGGAACATCACTCTTATCTGAGTATTTAGAAAGTGGTTTGATTTTTCTCAACACCTTCTGAATTATCTTTTGATTTTCTTCTTTTCTGTAGTCAAGGTTTAGAATTTGTTCTGTTTTCATAATACAGCTTGTACCCCTTAAAACAAGTATAAACCGGGTACATGCCTCTCACACATACCCGGCTCACGGCTATCTATTGAGGCGGATTCATATACCGACTGAACATTAAATGTCCCAGTCGTCGTCGTCGTCATCTTCCTCAGATTCAGCTTCAGTAGCCTTAGCTTTTGCAGCATCATCCTTAACCAAGAGGTCAACGTAGTACTTAGCAGGCTTCTTAGGAGCTGCCTTAATCTTACGAGCCTTGCACTCCTTGAAGAGCTCCATAGCTGACTTGCCTTCGTAAGGATTAGCCTCAGTTGCATCATCCTCTGCCTCAGCATCTTCAGCTTCAGCATCTGTACCGAATGCCTGCTTGCAAGCTTCAATAAGGTCAGCCTTCTTAGTAGACTTAGCAAGCTTTCTCTTACCAGCCTTACCAAGAATATCCCAGAGCTGCTTAGCAGTCATGGACTCATCCCACTGAACAGTTGCCTCAGCTGCATCCTCACCTGCATCCTCGGTAGTAGCTTCAGCGTCCTCATCAGAACCAGATTCAGTGATACTAGCTTTGATAGCTGTATTCACCTTGTTTGCAGTGAGGTAATCAGGCATGTAACCCATAAGGTCAACAAACTCCTCACCAGCTTTTGTAGCAACTACTGCAATCTTGTGTGCAAGAACCGGATAACGTCTACCAATGTCGGTAATTGCCTCCAAATCTGTTCCCTTTGCGATAATCTTAACCGCTTCATTGAAAGTGTAATTCTTTGCCATTTTTGATTTCTCCTTTACATGTTTTGATTTTTGATTGATGTTTTCTCCTGAACTCAGGACTTATCTTCCGAGTGCGGTTTAGGCTGAGAGGATTCCTTAACCACCTCTTGAATATATTATATCAAGTTACTTACCATTTGTACATAGGTTTTTGAAAACTTTTTGAATTTTTTGCAAAATATTTTCAGGTTATTTCCTACTTACTCATCCCATTCATCTGAATCTTCGGAATTTTCTTCCGAAATTTTAATTGCAAGATTTACTGCATCTCTAAGATTATACAAACCATGAATATCTTCAATATGGAATGCACCTTTCATAAATACCGAAGTAGTTTTGTCATTTTCTTTAGCTTCAAGCTGCTGAGCAACTGTGAAGCCACCTTTAGAACAACTAGAAATAACAATGTTCCTCGAATCGGTTATCTTAGCTCTAGAAAGCTCATGATACTTAATCTTGCTCTTCGCCATCTTCAATGTCCTCCATTTCATCTGTTTCGATTTCAGCCTCCATAAGAACAACAAACTCTTTGTTTTCGTCAGAGTTCAAAGGAAGCAGATTCAGATTGTCCATTTCGATGTAGTCGTTAAGACCATTGAACTTGATTGTGGATTCACCATCACCATCGATGACAATCTGCTTTATTCTAAAAAATCCAAGCTTCATAGGTCTACCACCAGGGATTTTAGCTTTGATACTCACATCATTATTGAGCATCTGCATAAGCTGAATCGTATTAGGAAGCTCAGAATATTGTGCTTTAAGTGTGAAGTTAACCGAACCATTAGCTGATAAGCTATGCCCGCCATATTTCACGACCTCTTTAACTTTTACTTTCATGTCGCTGACCTCTTTTCTTTTTTGAATCGTTTCTTATTTTCTTCGTTGAATTGTTTACGTGCTTTTGAGCTTGATTTGATTGTTCGCTTTGGTATTGCAACCATATCTTCATGCTCACTTAAATCAACACCTATGAATGCATTTGCACTGGTGTATTCTCCTGTCTCGATATATTGAGCTGCTTCACAAAGCATATCTGGCTTAACCAGCAGGTAAACCTCATTGGACTGCAGAAATTGAATCGCAAACACAGGTAGTTTGTGAGCAACAGCTGCATTGTAGCTCAATGTATCTAAGTCCTTTTTATGTATTCTAATACTCTCGGCATCAGTTGATTTTAACTGACAAATAACTTCTTCTGATTGACCATCTTCCTTTTCTATATCCAGCCTGAACCGGAATTTTTAGTAGGTTTTAAGCCAAGACTTTTCATAACCTCTGCTTCATTACGACGATAAAATTTTCCGCTTCTAAGCATTTGCATCACCTCCTCTTCATTGCCATGCTTACATACCCTTTAACACATCACCAAGCATAAAGTCATATTCAGACTTGGTTTGTATCTCTTCCTTAAGATATAGCTGAAAGTATTTGAGACCAGTTGCTGCAATCAGCTCAAGTGGCAGGTTTGACTTAGGCATAATATACCTGAATGTGTATACCTGGCTATCAGCATCTCGCGTTCTGTCTAACACAATACGCATTTGCCATTCATTCTCTTCCTGACCTCTTGCGAAGTTTGCTCTGAACTTTGGTTTCCCTTTATCGTCTTTCAGAATATAGCTAAACTCTGAGCAAATCTTACCACTGTAAACTCGATTATCTAAATCTTTTAGTGTTAGCATTTAGTGCCCTCCTTCTTTGTTTTTGCGTGGTCGAATCCTTCCATTGCTTGTACACATGAGATGCAATGTTTGTCAGATACTCACGGTCGTATTTAGTCAGCCTCGATGGAATATCAAACCCTGTTGAACCATCAAAGTCATACATTGCATAGTAGTATGTTGAGCGTCTGAACTCTGCAGGGTCACATGTTCTTTGTAACTCAACTAATTGACTGGATATACTGTCGTAATACTGGTCAGACACACAACTCTCATTTTGCTCGTAATACATAATGCTATATACAATTATGCGCCTTTGTAAATAACTAATCTTAGTTGCATCACTCCAATATAAACATGGCATTTTACTAAAGTCTATCATTTACTTACCTCCAGAGTGGCGGGCTATTTTATTTTTACGCTTACGAATGATTGCCATGTCTCTTTGTGATTTTACTCGGCCATTCTTCAAGCATTCTGCACGTAAGCATTTATTAAACAGCTTTTCATTGCATGCATCACATATTGTAAAGATGTTGCCACCAATACACAAATCAAACATATTTAGAACTTCTTTTTGGCTTTTACCACATTCACAGCAGATTGCATCAGGCTTGGTATTGTTTCGCATCTTAATCAACGTTTTCTCCTCCTTCCACAACCGCAGCTATGAACAATCTCACTTATAAGTGGTCCTCTCTGTACTATCTTCTCAGTACCACAATCACAACGTACTCTATAGTAGTGTCTCATTCGTTCACCACCACGAGTCATATCGTAATTATGTCCTGCATAACTTATGACTTCAAGCTTACCTAAGCGCTTGCCGATGATGTCATTTACATTTATCAGCACCTTTCCTCGTTTTGCCATTTTTATTTCCTCCTTTTGTAAAGACCAGAGACCGCATTAAGCGGCCAACTGGATTTTTCTTAGTGCATTGTGATACTTTGTATTGCCAGAAGGATTGAAGGTATTAATTGTGTCCTTGTCTAATCCCTTAACAATGCTAATCTTCATTGCCATTTCTAAGTTCATGCCCTTAGCTTCAAGTTTGGTAATCATTGTCATACATCTGTAAGAGAATGTAGCTCTGATTCCTTTGCTCTCAGCTTCCTTACGCATCTGGTGGATGAACTCAACCAGCTCTGCATTGTTGTGAGTGATTGCCATTTCAATCTTCAAACAGTAATCAAACTCAATGATTGCGAATCTATCAAGTGTTGCCTGGTCCAGAACCATACGGCCTGTGTACATGTCATCTGCACCGTTTCCTACGGTATTACCAGCAGCTACGAAGTGCACATGGTCAAAATCAACTCGACCGTTAGGGAACTCAAAGTAACCATTAGCAATTGCTGCATTAAGAAGAACCAGAACTTCAGGGATTGAAGCATCCATTTCATCCAGGAAGAAGATGCATTCATTTTCATCTGTGCAAGCTTTGTAAAATTCTGTCTCATGAAATTTTCCACCTGCATCAATGAATCCTGTGAGTTTGTATTCCTGCTGAACTGAATTGCTGAAGTAGAAGTTCCAACCAAGTTCCTTTGCGATCTGCTCAACTGTGTAATTCTTACCGGAACCAGCAGGACCTGCAAGGTAAACCGGAATGCTGCATTCCAAACAGCACTTGATTTCATCGTATCTGTCATGGTGAACTTCACCTTTGACTTCAGGAATCTGAACCTTAGGAATCTCAATGCCTTTGTTCTCGATTTCATTCTTAATCTTAGTTGATGTGGTACCTACCTGCTTAGCAGTGGACATTTTCTTAACGCCCTTGGTTTCGTATTCACGCTCAACCTTTTCTACCTGATAGTTTGCATCGAAGTAAATTCTGCAACCATCAATTACTGTCGTGTTGTTGTATGCTTTACGCACATAAGTGTATTCTTTATTTGAATCTTTAAACTTGAGTGTAACAACTACACAACCTTGTTTCATTGCCTTTTCAATCTTGATAACTTCGAAGTTTACGTTTGTCATAATGTTTTTCTCCTTTTCAACTGAAAACTTTGTGATTTGTTCGTAGGCTTTATGTACCTTACGATATTATAATACCACATAAATAGGAGCTTGTACACCCTTTTTTCGAAAATATTTCAAAAACTTCAAGGGAGGTTTTGCCCTCCCAATCAGTTTAGATATTCTCAAGGTCGTCGATTGTTTTGATTGTGTTTACGTCCTTCTTAATGAAGTTAGGCAGCAGATACTCACCTTTGAAAATGTTACGCATCTCATCGGATGTTGCTGGCCTACCATAACCACTCACAAAACTCTTCGTTACGTTTGGATAAACCTCAATGAATCTGAAGAACAAACGACGAAGCATTGACGGATGAACCAGTGGGAATGCCAGTTTAGAGACATTCAGCTTTTCGTTTGCTGATTTGATTCTCACTTTCACAACGAACTGTTTTGAAGGATAACCGGCCGTCGTACCAAGCACGATGTTCAGGTTGCATCTGTAACCCTGGGCTTCAAGCTTCTTGACAATCTGCATTGCCTTGATGCTCTCTTCGATTATCTGGTCAGCACTTACACCACCATTGTAATCGATTGATTTGTTCAAGGTAATGACTTTCTGCTTTACAGGTGTCATTTTCTTTGTGACCATATTGTTTGGCACACCTTGCAAATACAATGGAACGATTGCTTGATAACCTGCAACACCAAGAACGTTTTTAGGCTTCATTGTCGGCTCTGTTTTGCTCTCAATAACTTTAAGCTTCTGAACCAACTTACTTGCCATATCTGACCAACCATTCTTAAGCAGCTCAACTGCTTCATTAAAGTCTCTCGTTTTTGTGAAGCTGTAGCTACCATCAACACTGCCATGCTTAGCCCAACAGAATGCATCGTTGAATGGTGTGTGAATCAGATACTCGTAAAATTCATGTAAGCTGTCGTACTCAATGACTTCAGTTTTGTCTGTGATTTGATTTGCTCTCATCTTCATTTCCTCCTCTAAGGATTTGTGTGTTATACCTTAACCAC